GGCAGGTGGCGTACCCGGCGTGGAAACTTCCGGCGCAACTCCCACGACCGTCGGGGAAGTGGAAGTAAACACGTCGCTCAAATTCAGCGTGGTCGCGGTAAGTGGTCCGCCCAAGATAAGGCCATTCGGCCAGTTCAGGTTGTCGGAGGAATCTTTCGAAAGCGCGACGTCGGCGGTGGCTGCATGATTTCGCCAGCTAAGACTGTCGGTATCGCAGAATTGAATTGTTCCCGTCACTGAAGCGGGAGAGCAAGCGGAAACAAAATTCGCAGCCGTGAGCGCTCCCGGCCAGGTGAGCACATCGTTGGTGCTTTTCGAGAGGCAAAGGTTAGCAGTGCCGGCAGCGTTGCGCCAGCAAATTGTATCCGCCGTCGCTAGGCGAAGAATTCCGCTGGTCGCCGGCGCGATGGTGCTGGAAATAAAAATCCCCGTAAAGGGACTTCCGCCGGTAGCGCCGGCCGGATTGCCGGGAACATTGTCCACCGAAAACAACACGTCCGAGGGAGCGCAGCTCGCGCCGTCATTTTGGCTGCACAGAACAAGCTTGTAGAAGTCGGCAGAAACCAGCCAGATTGAAACCCGCGCTCCACTGCCAAAGGGAATGGGATTGGGATTCTGTATGGTCCCCGTGGAGTCGGTATAGGTGGCTTGCTGGGTCGACGTGCCGGCCTCGAAGGAATAGAGCACGCCGGAGGTTGCCGTCTCCCCGTTGTTATCGAAGAATTGAACGCTGCCTAAGCCTTGAATCGGCGAAACGGTCACCTGGGCGCTGGCCATGGCACAGAAGTACCCTGCCAGTAACCAGGTGAAGAGCCACAAAGTAATCAGCCGTTTGTGCCCTACGAAGAAGCGGCGAAAAAAGTTAATTTTAAGCATGAGTATGACCTTTCACATCCCAGCCGGCTACAAAGTCTTCGTGCTCGATGACACCGAGGACCGCATCCGCTGGTTTCGGGAACGATTGCCCGAAATGAAGTGGGCAAAGACCGCGCAGGAGGCGATTGAAATTCTCGCGGCGGAAACGTTCGACATGGTTTTTCTCGATCACGACTTACACTGGATGGATGCGGGCTATCCCGAACGTCAGTTCGGTAACGGAAAAGAAGTGGCGCGGTTTTTAGCGATTAGAAAGTTCGCGGGAAAAATTGTGATTCACTCGCACGCCGATGCCGCGGAAGTCATGCAGAAGATTCTTCCGCAAGCCACGCGCTGCCGTTTTGACCAGTTGGAAATCGTCACTGCTTCAGCCGCCGCACGATAATCGGAATATCTTTCACTCCCGCCCGCTTGGCCGCAATCACCCGCATCCTGCCATCCGCGCCGATAAGGTTGCCGTCGGCGTCCTGCTTCTCGATGACCGGCTCGACCGTCTTCCCGGATTTGTAGGCCTCAGTCAATTCCTGAATCTTTTTCTCCGTCTGTGCGGGAGTCCATCCGCGGGTTTGCTGGCGCGAGCGAACTAAACTCTTCTCATCCACTCCCCAGCGGTCCGCAAGATCAGAGGGCGCGGCGGTAGTGGCCGCCGGCACAACCTTAGCTTTCCCGTTTTCCGTCGTGAGCTGGCCGAGATCCGTGCGCGTGGTTTTCTGGCGGACCTGGTCGAGAGATTGTTGCAGCAGGGAAGTGAGGTCTTCGTCGCTGCCCGACAAATTAGAAAGTTTCGGGCCGGTAGCGGGCGCGGCTTTCGCCGGGGTCGCCTTCCCGGATAAATCGGAGAGTGATTTTGGCGGCTCTTGCTCTACAAGCGCGAGGGGTTGTGCTTTCGCGATCGCAACGCGCTTACCATTGAGGACCTTCGCAACTCCCACACCGCCCTGGGGATCATTGCGTAATGCCGCCAGTCCTTTTCCCGGCGAGGGATTCGACTCGAAAGTTTCTACCGCGCTGGGATCGACATCGCCGCGCACATAGTGTGATCCGTCTTTGGTGATGTACTCAAATTCCCGCGCGGAAGAATCGTACTTGTAACCTTTCAGCGCGGAGGAATCCACGGGAGTGAAGCCATCGGGCAATGACGTAGTTGCTGCGCTGGGCGCGGCTCTCGCGGGCACCTGATTCTTGAGGGGAACGTTTGGTTCCAGAGCTTTGCCGCCGAGCGCGTCATTTAATTTCTGCTGAATCGCCGCCGGGGAAGTATCCGGCTTGGGCGCCGTTGCCTTCGCCGGAGTCTCTACGGGGTGTTGCTCTTCCGAAGTTGCAGCGGATTCAGTTTGTGGGCTGGTGCCGGGTTCGCGGAAGTCTTCGGCGGCGGTTGATGCGGCCTCGACTGGTGCAGCTTGCGTATATTTCTGCGCGACCTTGGCGGCACGTTGCGCGACTTTTAGAGTATGGGCCGCGCGCGGCGAAACAATTCCTACGACGTCCGGATCAATCGCGCGAACCGCGGAAGATGTTTTATTCACGGCGGTTTTTGCCGCGTCTGCAACTACATCGCTTACCGCGCCCGCTCCGCGCACAACACCTTCCGCTGCCAGGGGCGCAACCGCAGCCGCTGCTGGGACTACAGTGTGTCCCGCAACTCCCGCAACGTCACCTTGCCGCGCGGCTTCTTCCATGCCGGGAACATTCACGCCCACCGCTTCCGCCACCGGAGCGGCTGCGCGATAAGGAAGGGAATATCCAGCGGCTTTACGCTGCTGCCACTCCGCCGGGGCATTCACTACGGCGTTTCTCGCGCCCATCGCCATTTCTGTTCCCGCATTAACATCTCCGCTTAGAGCTGATGCGGTTGTGGATATGCCTTGCCCCACGCCTTTCACATCTTCAATGACCGAATTCCAGAATCCAGGATGCTGGGTTTCTTGTTGGTGAATGGGAACAATCGTGCCGCCAGCAGAAGTCGCGTCCTTTAATTTGTCGGCGGGAATCCAACCCACGTCGCCACCGGGCGATTTAACCTGCACCGCGCCCTTTGCGCCCGCAGCTCGCGCCTGACTGATTTGCGCGATAGGTATATCGCCCAGCGTCCCGTCCGGAGAGAACATGGGAATGGTCTGCTGGTTTACGTTGGGAGTTTGAGTTGTGCCGCCCATGAATTACCGCTTTTTGCCGCCGAATTGCGAGAAGAAATCACCAGCGCCAGGCTGCGCCGCCCCAGCTCCACTTGCGCCTTGCTGCCGATTTCTCACCAGCATGGACTGCTCGTTGTTCTCAAGGAACTGTTGCAGATTTTTTAACTTCGCTTGTGCGACCGGGAGCGTATCGGTGAGCTTGGGGATGTCGTTATCAATCGCCATTTCGATTTCGGCCTGATTGATCCGCAATCCCTTCGCTCCGGCAACCGCACGCATGCTCTGAATCGCGGCGTTGCGGAAAGTTCCGACGGCCGCCATCTCAGGATCGCTTTGCGCCATCTTCTCAATTGTGTTTGCGGGGCCATACCACAGGCGTTCCGGCGCGCCCGATGCGAGTTTCTTGCTAAGAACGTCGAGCATGTATTGCTGGTTGGCTTTGGCCGTGTCGATCTGAGAGAGCGCATCCGCCTGATCTTTGTTGACCACCGGAATGCCTTGCTGCGCGGCCTGTTGCCGCATGAGTGATGCACTGACTGGAGGCAATTGCGAAGCGTCAATATATTTTCTTCCCGCCCGCGTAGTTTGAGTGAGCGAATCGAGCGTGGGAGCTTCCGCTTGCGCCTTCGCTACTTCATTAACGACATCCTGTTTCCCGCGCGCCGCACCTTCCGCCGCCGACACGGCAACTTTTCCCTGCTGCACCTCGGGGTTGGTCTGTAGAGCAATTTGCTTTTTCAAATCTTGCTGATCGTCAACCGAAAGCTCTCCATTCGGCCCCGCCAGCCTATTTGCAGCAGAAGCCGCGTCCGCTACTTTTTTGTGATAATCCGCGATGCTTCCCTCAAACCCCATCAAGCCTGCAACCGCGGGCAAATGATCAAGCGTCGTCGCGCTGTGGAGTTCCGCCATTTCCTGTTGCGTGAGTCCCTTATAAGCTCCGGGATTGGTAGCCAGATCACTCTGGAATGCGGTAAGCGCCGCAGCGGCCTTGGTGGGGTCTTTTTTACTCTGGTCAATGATCGAGCCGAATTTATCTCCGAGACTCTGGAAAGTTTTTTGGCGAATATTGGCGATCGCTTCTCCGGTTTGTCCTTGGTCTTTCAGCGTGGTAGCAATTTTCTGGGAGCGATCCACGAATGAGCTGGTCATGGCCATCGCATCTTTTGGTAGCACGCCTTTCTGAATCAACCCTTTCGTCATCGCGTCCGGGTCGAATCCCACCCCACTCGCATTGGCCTCGTCGGTGCCGGTGAAGTTCTTCGTGAACTCCGGGTCAGACCACGCCTTCATCATGGCCTGCTGGGACTGCTGCTCAAGCTGCATCTGCTGGGTCTGTAGTTGCTGCTGCTTGACCCGCTCCTGCTGCTCCTGCATCTGCAACGGCTGCAACGCCTGCTCGCCTTGCAGGGACTTCAATTGCAGCAGCTTGCCGTAGGTATCGAGCGCAGAGGGCGGCTGCGGGATGTTGGTCTGGAAATTCGGCAGAGGTGGAAGTTCGAAGGCCATAATTTTTTATTGGAGCATCGAGAGAAATGACGTGTTCACCGGAGCCGCGCTCCCCAGGGGAACATTCGGGGCCACGGGATTGGTGCCACTGTAGGGATTGCTGTTCGGCATGTATTGCGGTGTGCCGAGCGCGGGATCGGAGTAATTACCCACCGAGCCGCCGTTGAAAGTCGCCAGGCTAGAGATGGGATTTAAACTACTGAGCAACGTTGTGCCCGCACTGGTAAGGCCCGGAATCATGGAGCCATACGCATTGGCAGTCCCGATGGTGCCTTGCGCCTTTGCCGCGCCCTGCTGTCCATAGAGCGATGCGATGTCGCCGCCAAGGCCGGAGAGCAACTGCGAATCGCCGCCCGCCGCCTGCAAGCCTTGCCCACTCAACCCACTGAGCATTGAATATTGCGAGTTCTGATTGTTCAGGAAAGTGTTGTAAGCCGACTGGTATTGCGCCTGCGCATTGTTGAATGTGTTCTGGTAGTTGGTCGAAGCCGCGCCCTGCGCGTAGTTATTGAGATCGGCCAGCGTGCGCCCGGAGAGCAACCCGCCCTGCCCCGCCGCCGAGTTCTGCATGGCTTTGGTGCCCTGCTGTAACTGAAACTGATAACCCGGAGTGGCAGCGGCTTGCGCGGCCGTCGGCGCGGTGAACTGCTGCGTCCAGGGCGTGAGCAATCCCTTGCCGGGCGTTCCCAGCAAGCTCGAAAGCGTGGTGGCTGCGCCCTGGCCAGCTTGCAGGAAGGGTGAATAGTTCTCCTCACCCTGCTGCTCCTGTTTTTGTAACTCGCTCTGCGCCTGCTGAAGCCCTTGAATGTATTGTTGTGAGGCTTTAGACGACGCACTTCCGCCAAAGAGTCCGCCAAAGAGCGAACCTAATCCGCTGATTCCCGCCGAAATTAATGGAAGAGCCGCAGTTGCCATTTAGCTACGCTCCATCACCAGAAGTTGAGAATTGTTCACCAGGTTGAGCACGTTGCCGTTCGGGGCTTCGACCGCCAGGTAATAGCGATATTTCGTTGACACGGAGAGTCCCGCGTCGAGAAAAGAAAAACTACCCGATTCATTCACGCCCGCGGTTGCCGCACCGCCCATGAAGCTGCCGCCGCCGACAGGAACATCGCCCACATTCGGTGGCGCGCCATTCGCGGGGACGTCCCCGAGCGTTCGATACACATAAACGAAAGCAGGCCCCACGGAATTCACATTGAAGGTCACCCGCGCTTTGACGGTGAACTCCGCATAGCGCATGGGCTGAAGCTGCACCGTACCGATTCCTGAAGACTGTGTATTGCCATTTGCGTTGACGGCCGTCGCGTTGGTTGTCGCCGTTCCCCGGTTCAACAAGGGGCGATTCACGAGGTCATCAATACTCTGCAAATGGCGGACTCGCCCGAAACCAGAACCCGCGCTGGGTTTCCCGCTGTCCCATTGTGTGGGAACAATTTCCGGTAGAAGGCTGCGTTGGACGGCCATGGATTAACTCACCGCCGCGATCTGCTTGGCATAGCGTTGCTTCGAATCCTGCGTGCCGTTCACGTAGGCATCCACGATGCGCCAGGGGATGGGATCACTCACCACAACTTTCGGGGTCCAGCTCCGCCAGCTCCCCAGCCTGCGATCAATGGCCGCAACTTTGAACTGCCCGGCCTGCCCGCAGGGAATCGTGCGCTCCGGCGTCCAGTTCTTGCCGTAATCTTCCGAGTAGGAAAACATCGCGTACGGGTCTCGTGGATTTCCGGCGCCGTCGGTCAAGGGCGGTTGCGGTCCCATGCCGGTTTCAAAATCCACCTGGAATTCGTCAATGGGAACGGTGAGCTGCCCGCCTTCGTTCTCGATCGTTGGCCCGATGCGCGTGCGAATGATGGGAACGCCGTCATCGTCTAAATATTTCGCGCTCATGGCATAGACTTTGCCGCTGGTGCGGCTGCCGACCAGGTGCACGTTAAAGTTGAAGGTATGTGAGCGTCTGAGATGCGCTCCTGGCTGCCCATTCACCAATGAGCTGCTCCGATGCCACACGCCGAGGTCCACATCCAGCGTCCAGGTGGCATTCGCCGTGGGAAACCAGAGATCGTAAAAGTTGTGGCCTTCATCCTGCCGCGCCATGCCCACCGCGTCATAGAGCGCTGTCTGTTGCGACATCCAGTTTTCAAAGGCATGGTCGGAAACTCGCACCGGAGTAAATCCATTGGCGGCATACACAATGCCCGTGCCGCCCCGTTCATCTCCGCCCAGCCACAGGATCGTAGTACCGGATTTAGTGGCCACGCGCTTCACGGAAAACTGCGCCAGGATGCCGACTTCTAAAAAGCCGCCACTGACCACATCGAAGGGAAAAAGCGGAGCGCCGGAATTGTAGTAAACCACGGCCCGTTTCGCTCCGAAGACCCACAGCAAACGGTTCGTGGCAATCAGCGCCAGCAGTTGATCGGAGAAGACCTGCACTTGCGTGACCGCAATCCCGGGCCAAGTCGTAGCGTCTTCGACGTTCGACACCGACCAGCTATTGTTGGAACTCAGGGCGATGAAAAATCCGTCGAGGTTATCCACCATCAGCACATTAGTGGGCGGGGTGGAAAGAGGCTGAAAGGTATTTGAGATGAGGGAAAAAACCGTCAGCGTTCCGCCGCTGGCAATTAAGAGTTGCGATGGATAGCCGCCGCCTACGGTTCCGCCGGCAACCATTGTTACGGGCAAACCGTCATCGAGCATATTGTTGTTCGCTATTCCTGAGCCGCCATAATCTACAGCCCCGGCAGTGGACAATTCAAATAAATGTGTTCCCGCCACTTTAAAAGTGCGTCCGTTAAATGTTTCCGATCCGCGCACTGAAGGCAGGGCGACGCCGGCGACGACAGAGAGGTCCGCGAAAAGCGAAAGTCCCGGCGTATAGAGCAGGGAAGCGCCCGTCCGGGCGTTGGGCGTCTCCGCCTGCTCCATGTAGAAATTAATCAACTCCTCCGCCGAGACTAAAGGCGATGGAGCGCGATAGCTGCCGCCGATGAAACCGAATCGCATGAGAGTTTTTAACGACGATTAGCCATTCCGGTGTAGATGTTGCCCAGCCCGCCGCCACTCAGCAGGGCTTCATCGCAGGTGGCCTCTTGCGCCCTCACGTTGATGCCCGCCACTCGCGCTTTCGCATCCGCCGCAAGCTTCTGCACGATCTGGAACTTTTGCAGGTCGCAGGGGAACTCCGCCGCCAGGCGCACGGCGAGGTTGAAGCGCAGCATCTCGGCATAGCCGGGCGGAAAGAGGAATTTCGCGTTGAGGTCGGAAAACTGCTGCAACAAGCCCCAGAGATAAAGCACGACGGGATTCGCTTGCGTGGGAATCGGCCAGAAATAAAGCACCATGTCAGGGAACACGGCGGTTGATTCATCCACGAAACAGGCTTGCGGCAAAAGCGATGGCGTAGTTTTATTGTTGACGTTCTGCCATTGCACCGAATCGAGCATGTCCAGCGGCTCTTCTACCGGAGTTTGCTGTGAAGCGGAATAAAGATACGAAACCCGCTCCACTCGCGCAGGCCGGGGCAAGAGAAAATCTTCATTCCCGTTCACGTTGCCCAATTTGTATGCCTGCTGGTCCGCTTTCAGCATCAGTGTGTTCTGATTCTGGTCAAGCGTCTGCGTGGTGACCGCTGGAATTTGGGTGCGTTCGATCGAGAAAGAATCGAGCATGGAGTTGAGGACTAATTTGCAGTCCTGCAGCTCGTCATTCGCCAGATTCAGCCCGGAGCGTAAAGCGCCCACCAGCCGCAAGGCCGACTTAATGAAGTCGGTCGCGGAGAGCGCGAGGGTTTGATTGGGATTGAGGACGGGCATAGATTAGACTCACGTGATGGACGAGGACTCTTGCATGGGCACATCCCATGTATTCAATCAATCCCGCGTCGTCACGAACGAAAATGAAGGCCTTTTCATGTGCCAATGCGGAACGGTTTTCTATTCAGCCGAAAAAGTTGAGGGTGGTTGGTTGATTAATATCCGAAGAAATCTCGTGGGCCCGGATAAGGTTTTCATGCCTCACCGTCAGCAATAAATAACTAGCCGTTGGCCTTCAGCCACTGCACTTCCTCGGCCTTGGAATTCACGACAGAGGCTTCCATTGCGTCGTTCCACGTCTTCAACGCCGCCTGATAGTTCGCGTCTGCGATTTGCGCCGAGACGATCACGCCTGCTTCAGTCTTCGTGAACTGTTTCAGTTCCGGCTTCGGCCATTTGCCCAGCATCTTCGGGTATTCCTGATGCTTGTAAGTGGTGGGCACATAGCTGCCGTGCCTGCCGGCTGAGGGTTCATAACGATGCGGCCCGCGCCGGATTTGTTCCTGCTTGGCGGGGTCTTCCATATTGAAATTTGTACGTGCTGACATAAGATTCTCCTGACTTAATTTCGGGGAATGTGAACCTTGAACCTGAGAGATGAACTGCGGGAACTACTCTGCTTTCTTTTCTTCTTCCGACTTTTCCACGGGCTTCTCTGCTTCGACTTCTTCAGCTTTCGGCTGCAAGCCACTGTGGGCATAGCCCGGTTGCTTCGGTGCTTCTTCGTGGGCAACACGCGCAACACGTTCGTGCGAGTCGTAAGACGCGGGCGTGATCTTTTCTGTGCCGTCGAGTTTCATGAAAGTTTTCCTTTGGATTGAATTTGTGGGCGCTGATGTCGCTCAACGCCCGAAACGTGCCGCACTAGCAGGTTGGCTTGCGGCAAAAGCGTCCAACTATGTAGCGCTCGATGGCACCCATTTGGAGTTGACCGCGTCCCAAATGAATGTGACCGCCGTGTGCGCCACTACCGTACCGGCGGCGGATGCGATGTTTCCCGAAGCCGCCCAGGTGCAGACCGCGTCGCACATCACCGTGAATTGGCAAGCGCCAACCGCGGTTGCGTTGCAGCCCACCGGTTGCGTGATGGTGGTGATTGAAGTCGTGCCGGTGAGATGAAACAGCGGCCCCGTCGGCAGAATCGTAGTTGCCGAAGCCACGGTTGCAGTCGGAGCAGCCCCTGCCGGAACGAGCGCGTTATTCCATCCCGGCACCCAAGTACCGCTAATCGTCGAGCACAGCCATTGCGCCCCGTTGAGTACATTCAACCAGGGAGTCGTGGGAGTATTCGCGGCGGTGCAGGCCGCCCCTTGCGGTGGATCCACCTGGAAGAATCCGTTCGGGACAGGATTGCCGCCATTGGAGGTGTTAACCGGCAGGGAGATGATCACCATGTCCCCGCTGGGATGCGGCGTGGCTTGCGTTCCTAGATCGCCGCGCCGCACGGTAGCAATTTTCGTGCTGGTATTGACGGCGGTCACGCCCATCGCTTCCCGGCCCACATAGATGTAAGACACCGGCGTCCCTGAAAACACAGGGGCGCTGATGCCGGTCACCGATGTAAGCACAACCGTGCCGTCAAAGCGTGAAGAGTTGCCGTTGTAAAATGACGGTCCCGAGACCGCCGATGCCAACGTAGTTTGTGTGAGCGCAGTTTGGCCGAATGCAATCCCGGCCAAACCCGTCAGGCAAACCAGAAGTGAAGCAAGTGTTTTAATTCTGAAGCGCATAACATTTTTCTCTTTTCTGATTGGGATTGGTATTGCTGATTGGGATTGCAAACGACTAGCTGGCCGCGCGCACTGCGCCCTGCGGATACATCGTCAACCATCCGCCGAGTGTGTCAAGACGCATAAGCAAGCGATCCGTGTTGATGTCCGGCTGCGCCCACATGCGGATGGCCAGGCCGAGTTCTTTATCGGCTGCCTGCTCCATCGTGTCCTGTCCGTCGTACATTTCCATGTCCACGCAAGCAAAGGTGAATGCCTCGGGATGGAAGATCAGACCGCGAACAGACGATACTCCGCTTGCGCCGGAAACAGTGATCGCCGCGGCATTGGCTGGGGCCACATCCACCGTCTGGTAAGGACCGGCAAGGGTGATACCGTCGCCATCCACGCAACCGACGGGAATCGTAGCGTTGCCCGCGCCGTCAGAGACGACATTGGCGAGAACTACGAAAGGCCGCAGATCGCCAGTAGATTGGCGGGTAAGCGGGTTGATGCGGTGCACTCCAGCGAAGAAAATAACATCGCCCTGGTTGAGCACTGCCGTGGTTGCCGTCCAGCCGTTGGTGACGATATTGGAACCGGTTTGCCCGGCTCCATTCACCACTGGCGCTCCGCCCTGGGTTCCCACAACAAAGTTCTGGGTGTTCTGGGTGCGGAACCACTCCATGCCGGCAGCATCGGTCACCATGCCTTTAGTGAAGTCGTCGCCCCCGCCTTCGCCTTTGGCCAGGTTGCGCAGGAATCCGGTCTGCACTCCACCGGTGTTGATGAGCCCCTGCAATTGCGGGAAGATCGTGCGCATCATCTTGGGAGAGATGTGCACGGTGATGTCGTCATCGCTGTCAATGGGAAATCCTTCGTCGGCGATGATCTGCGAGGCCTGCATATAGGTATCGAGCGCATTCGGCACGGTTCCCGGCGTTCCCACTTCGGCGGGGACGTTGATGAACTGCGCCATGCCGTCGGCATCAATGTCGTTGGCAATCTGCACGATCTTTGGTTTGGTCACGCGATTACTGAAATCATCGAGTGACAGTTTTTTGTCGGAAGAGGTGAACGCGCAAGCCTGCTGATATTGCTTATTCAGCGTGAGCGGCACGGAGCGTTCGATGTAGTCCTGCAACTGAATGCCTTGGCCGGCGGTTGAAACCGAACGGGCAGGCTTGCGGACGTTGATGGTGTAGCCGACCTTCGCGCCCGCACGACCAAATCTATCGTCGTAGGTGCGCTTGACCTTCTTGGTGAAGGAGATCGAGTTTTCAAGCACCATGAGCTGCTTGAAGCTGATCTCCTGATTGGTAAGAATTACGTCTGCCAAGGGAATTCTCCTGTGTCACACTCCCTTGCGCTGGGCGGCTTTAAAGGCCTTAAAATCGCGGCTTTTCGCGGCCTCGCGCGAGGTGAGCGTGGAAGATGTGGCCGAAGTCGAAACCGGGGTAACCGGGTCCGGAATCTTTTTCAGCGGGATTTTCGTGGCCTTTTCCGTGGAAGTCTTTCGGTCTCCGCCAGTTTTTAATTTGTCGGCGATTCGGCCAACTTCAATGGCGGCACGGTAAGGTGTCATCTCCGCAAGCTCTGCGATCTTGTCCGGATGTTTCCCCAGGTAATAGGTCACTGCGGGACCTTCGTCGGCGAGATCCACAATTGCGAAATAGACGGAATTGGGAATAGGGAGTGCTTGTCCGACTACCTTGTCCCAGTCGTCGTGCTCTTCCTTGAAGGCAGCGACTGAGCCTTGGTATTCGGTGAAATTCTTCGTGACGCGGGCGTTGAGGGAATTCTTGCGCTCATCCTCTTGTTCCTTCGCCCGTTTTGTCTGGTAGCGATACTCAAATTTCGCGTCCTCGAACTCTTCCTCGGTCGAAAAATCTTCACGCTTGGGAGTTTTCAGCGCTTCGACTTTAATTTCGGTCTCGGGCTTTTTCTTGCCTTCGAGCGCGGCCAGGCGTTCTTCGAGCTTGCGGTTTGTTTCCGCTAATTCGCGCGTGGCCTTTTCCACGGCTTTCTGGCGGCGCGTCTTTTTCGGCAGCGCGGCCAGGCGTTGCTTTTCCGCTTCCTCTTCGGCCTTTTCTTCTGCCTCTTCCTCAGCGGTTTCGAATTTCTCCTGCGCTTCGGCGAAGGCCTCATCCGATTCAAAGTCATCGCGCTTGGGTTCGACCGGGGTTTCCGGCGCGGCGGCTGTTTTGGTTTCGACCTCGTAGCCGTTGGCTTCGAGAACTTTGTTGATCGCTTCTTCGGTGGCTCCAATGGAGCTAGATTGCATGATGATTCCTGACGGCATCACTTCCTCCTGGTGTGGGTGTGTGGATTGTCTGATTTACTTGCTGAAAACTTTTAAGCGATCGGTTGCGGGCGCGGCGTGGGCGCGGCGGGAGTAATCGGCTGCACCTTGGGTTCAACCTGTCCCGGCAATTCCGGTGTCTGCGGAGCGGCCCCGGCGTCCTGCTCAATCGGCTCGCCTTCGTGCATGGCGGTCAATTGCATGGTGATGGCTTCGAGCTGTTTGTCCATCAATGCCTGCGCTGCCGCATCGTGCGATTTCAAACGCTGCACGGTGAGCTGAGTGAAGCTATTCATCAGCGCGATGCGCTCGCGGCTTTCGAGATCGAGCCTCTTGGTGCGGATGGTGTCGGAGGCCCGGTTTAATTCCTGCACCATCTGGTTGTGCGACTGGGAGAGGGCGGCGATCTGAGCCATTGCCTGCTGGAACTTCGCCGGCAAATCGTCGGCATCGGTATCCTGTAAATTCTGCGGCAACATTTTCTTGAAGCGTTCGGAGAGAACGTCGTGATCAGGGAAGTCGGCGAGGTCCGCCCAGATGTCGCCCACTATTGGCAGCATCTCTTGAGGATTGATGGCAATCACCTGCGTCAGTGCCTTGAATCCCTCTTGCCGCGCGGCTTTATACATCGGCCCGGTGTCAAGCACGAGATCGTATTCCCCCACGCCCACGTCGTAGGCCTTCTTCATACCCATCTGTTGGTTGAGAAGTTTCTGTGCCTCGACGGGGTCAGTTCCGTTCTGTGAATTAAAGATGGCCGCATGTTTTGCGCTGTCGTCTGGATTGATGATGCGCTGCACTCGGGCGGAGTTGATCAGCTTCGGCCATAAATCGAGGAGGATTTTTCCTTGCCAGGCGATGCCCCGGTTTAGATTGTCATGCCAAGTGATAGCGCCTGTATCTGTTTGCTGCTGGCGCGAGAGAATAGCGAAACCAGACTCCTGTGTTGCGCCGGATTCTTCGCCGAGCGAGGATCCATAGATTCCGATCACCGATTTCATGTCATAGTCGGCCTGTTTGATGACCTCAGACATGGCCTGAATGGGAGCTTCGCGGCCCGCACGTTGCGGAACCGGTAACTCATTGCCTTGTTCGTCACGGGCCTTATAAAACAGATGCGAGAAATTCTTGCGGTTCATCTGCTGGTAGTCGGCGCCGTACTGCGCGTTGGCGTCGGGCACCCAGAGTGGGTCTTTTGAGCACAAATCCACCTGCTCCACTTGCCGGGTGACCATGAAGTCATAAATGCGCTGGGCATCGCGATAATCGCGCACCATTCCGGCGCGATAGATTTCTCCGTTCACGTTCAGGCGCACGCCGTTGACTTCGGGGAAGGGAAGATATTTCCCCATCCAGTCATATTTCTTGATGACATGCAACGCATCGTGCTTGACGCAATGGACTTTACGGATGATGGTGTCGCGCTCCTGCACTACTCGCGGCTTGTCTTCATCTTCAAGTTCATCCTTTAAGGCGGTCGAGCCGTCATCGAGCAGGCAAAGCGTCTTTGGTTGCAGATCAATCCACCAATACTCCGCTACACGAGCTCCGTCTTTTGTGACCCAGTTCGGCTGCATATTCCCTTGTGAGGTCGGGAAAGATAGTTTCACCATCTCGGTTTCGCCGAACTCCGCGACGTAATCTTCTTTAGAATAATCACGAACCACGTGCCCCCACAGTGGGTCGGTGCCATCCGGCCTGCGCACCGGCGATAGATAAACCGCGAATGGGTTCTCAATGCTTTCAATGCGCGGCT